GAATCTCACACAAGCTCACGAACAAATTGTCAGATTCTGGAATTGATATTCTTTGCTCGCACACAAAAACACACATCAAGAAATCACGCAGTCTCAATCACATCAATTTCAATACGAAATATCTCACAAACAACATTGTGATATACAATCGTATCGTGTGGCGAGATTATCGCATACACATTGGCACAATGCAGAAACTTCTTGGACTGGGGTATATAAGTCTTGAATCACTTCGCTCGCAAGGTATATTGAAAGAGTATCTCATTCAGAAAAAGCTTGTGCTGTTGCTGACATTTCTTTGTCTTGTGCTGTATCATCAATGACACAAGGTCAATACGCTCTTTCGATTGTCAATGTATCTCACGAAACATTTGAAATCAAAACAACTTCTCTTTTCACAACATCTCAATCTGAATTTCTGTGTTCAAGCGTTGCAACTGAATTATTGATGAACAATTGTCATTCTCACGTTGTAATTGAAACAGATGTTGCTGACGAAGAAATTCAAGCAGTCAGCTTTGATGTTGCATTGTTTCTCAATCAATAAGCCATTACTCATTACAATGAAGAAATAAAATCGACAATGTCTTGAATGTCATTCTGTAAGTCTTGCACATCAGTTGCTACTCAATACAGATTCGCAAGCAATCAAGCAGTCGCAGTCAATCAAATCACATCTCACGCATAGAAAATGTGTGCATCTTGTTGCATAATTTTCGGCGTTGCAGTATCATTTGAAACACATTGCTCAACTGCTCTTTCAACGGTCAATGTTCACGCTCAAATATTACTTCAAGTTGCTTTCACAATTTCTCTTGTGATACAGTTTCAATCTTCATCAAAATGTTCAATCGTGCAGATGAATGGGAATGTCGTTGGGAAGACATCAATATCATTCACTGCAATCGTTGTTGTTGCTGTTCAGATTGAATTTGTAAGCGTTGAACTGGCGTTGTTTGCTGTTGCATATACTTCAACCATTTTCTTTTGTTGTATGATATAAAATTATGAAATTACATTTCGCAATGTATCGATTTTTTCAATAGTCAAAATACATTTGTCTGGTGAATATTGAATCTTATTGATTGGCAAATCTGTGATTGTCAAATCAGTATTCACGATTGAAACTGTATCTCACGGCTTGATGTCTTCAAATGAATAATTTGTATTCAATGTGATTGTGATATTTGTCGTTGCGTCTTTGTTCTCTGAAATATAGTTGTTTCAATATTCATCTTGTGTTGCAGAACTGTTCAATTCTGTATTTGATTTGTATTTCTCACTTCTTCAATAATTTGTGATTGATGTTGCGTTTGTATATGTTGCAACTGTTCAATCATTTCTTTCAAGATATAGATAATTCACAACTGGCTCAATTGAATCTGTCATCACAATTTTTTCAACATCATATCATAGATGAAGAATATGATTCGTTCACGTTGCGAAGAATTGCAATTTTCATTCTCAATCGACAAATCGTTTCTTTCAAACTGTTTCTGCTGTTGTTTTTATCACATCAAAGCAATCATCATAATCTCGTGTGAAATTCTGTGTTGCTGTATCTGTTGAATCAATCGTTCACGCAGTCAAGCAAGAATAATAAGTTCTGACATAATTCAATGCGTCTGTAATCATTGCAGACGGTGTTTTTGTATAGTCTCAATTTGTATATATGATTTTTTTCATCAATGAAGCACATCACAAACAAATCAAGTTGAAATAGCTTCTTGATGTTTCTTGTGTTCTCACAATCTGCGAAATATATCAATAGTATATTTGTTTTCATTCAAGATGATTTTCGTCATACATTCGAACTTTCACCAATTCTCATCAAGTATATGTTGATGTGTTCACTGGGTAATCTGTCTGAATCGTCAATTGTCAGACTCATCAATTTATATTTGATGAAAAACTGATTTCATTCAAAACATTGTTTGGGTTTATCGTTTCGATATATGTTCAATTTCTTTGATATGTCTTGATTTGATAGTGTTTCATTATAGAAATCTTGTATAATAAGATAAATTATATGTGAATGTTCAGCTGTAATTTATCGAAAAAATATTTTCTCAATATTTCAAAGGTGTCAACGGTCAAAAATATTGAATTTCTGTTCAATTCAATGTGCATTTCTTTGTTTCTCAATCAAGAATCAAAACTCAATTTGCTGGCAATGTATTCGGAATTGAAACTTCATATCAGTTCAATGTGAAAGACAATCAAGTTGCTGATGTTGTTGCTGTAATTGTCAGCGTTGGGTATGAATCAGCACGTCAATTGTATATTATTCAGCTTTGATAATCACCACTCACTCAAACTTCTGTTTTTGCACTTGGGTTTAGCAAATATGATAAAGGTTTCACACAATCAAAAACAAGAATCACATTTCAGATTCGATTCACATTGTATGCTTGTCTGTTGAATTTCAAGCTCGTCAATGTTGCTGTTCGAATTCTCACAACTCAATTCACAACAATCGTCAATTTCTTTTCTGTTGGTGATGTTTGAAATTTCAATTCATCAATCAGATTATTCAATCATTCAAGTGAACTTGAAACAAGTGAAAGTTCAAATGTGATTTTCTTTGTTCTGTAATATTTTCACAATACTCATCATCAATCTTCAAGTGGAATTTTGTATGTTTCGAAATCAATTGCTCAAATATCATCATAATCACAAGACTTGACTCTGATACTTGTTCAATTGTCAAGACTTCGATTATTGAAGGCAAATTTTGCAGAACTTACTTGTTCAGCGTGAAACGGAATTTCTGCAAGCAATGTGCTGTTGATGATATTATTCACTTTGTTCATTCTCGTTTTTTTATGATTAAATTATTCAATAATTTTTTTCAAGTTTGATTCTTCTTGCGATTTCATCTGCAAGATTCTGAATATCTGAATCATTTCTCACGCTCACTCACGAAATATTGATTTCAATTCAGTTGTTGTTTGTAATCTGATTATTTGGCACAATACTTCATCTTTGACTTGGCACAAATAATTCTGGTCAGTTTTCTCATACAATATATGATTGTCATCAATACACAGTTCATCATCACGCTTTGAATGGCGATGAAACATAATCTCGTGCTTTTGAAACAGCTCACGAAACTGATTCTTTTGCATTATTCCACGCATTCTTGATTGATTGAACAATTGACATCACTCTGTCTTTCAATGCTGTGAATTTTGCAATCACATCATCAATGAATTGTTGCAATCAGTTTTTGATGTTTGTTCGTGTTTCTCAAAATGATTCGGTCAATAAATTATCAATATTGATTGCTCGATTCATCAAAATATTCTGCATTTCTTCTGTATCTCAATTCAAGAATGCTTTGAAGAATGAGATTCAAGATTCAATTGTTTGAAATGTTCACGCAAAAATAGTTGCAACAAGTCAAAGCGTTGTTCAGATTGTATCTGCAATCGCTCAAAAGATTTCTTCAACATATATCATCACAGTTTCACCGTGTTCACTTCGTCGTTTTTGAAGTTTATCTAATCGTGGTCATATTATTTTTTCAATATGTTCAACTGCTTCTGCTGTTTTTTCTCTGATTCATCATCGATTGTTCGCTCGTGCTGTTGCAACAAGTGTGATTGCTCAAATGATTCGTCAGATAGGTCAACTCAAAACTCAAATTGCAGTTGAAATTGTTGGCAATGCAAGTGCAAGTCAACTCACAACAGCAATCAATGAAGAAATTGCTCAAACAGCCAGCAGAATATTTGCTGTAAGTTTTGGGTGTTCATTGATTCGGTCAGCAACCTTTTGAATCAGTGGTGTGATTTTTTCAAGAACTTGTTGAAGAATTGGCAACAATGCGTCTCAAATTGTGTTCTTCATATTTTCTCGCTGTGCGTTCACAACTTGCAATCTTTCAGCCATTGTCAATTGAAGTTCTCACGTCGCAAGCAATTCTTCTTTTCACTGTTTCACAACAGCGTTCACAAGTGCTTGCTTCTTTTCTGCTTCTGTCAATTCAGAAGCTGTTTTTCAAAGTGATTTTGCATATTCTTCTTGTGCTTCTGTCTGATTGATTACGATTCAAAGATTGTCGAGAATCATTGGGCTTGCACGTCATAATCATCTCACAATGTCATCAAGTGCTTCTTCCATACTTCTTCACATTGCTTGTCATTTCACTCTTGCAATCTCCATAAGTGTCGCCATATCATCAGCTGATTTCACAACACTCAATGAAAGTGCAGTATTGGCAGAAGCCATAAGTTTTGTATCTGAAACTGTTCATTTTGAAGCTTTTCTCATTGCTTGCAACATTTCATCACTGGCAATTCAAGCCGATTCTGAAAGTCTTTCAAAACTTCTTTGAAGTGGCTCATTTTCAAGTGCAGAATCAATGAATGATTTTCAAAGCAATGCAACACTTCAAGCAACAGCAGTCGCAGTTGCTCAAACAGTTTTCAAAGTCTTTTTCGTTGATTCAGACAATTGCAGAACTCATCATTTCACATTTTCGACTGATTTTCAAATTTTATTCAGTTCTTCAACTGCTTTGTTGTTCGCTGTAATAACTAATGATAGATTGTATTGTGAAGAATCAGCCATTGATTATTTCTTATTTGATAAAGCTTTCATTTTTGCTTTCTGTTCTGCTCTTTTCTGTTCAATATATTCGTGTTCTCTTTCTTTCTGCAACATCGTGAAATGCAATTGCAACACAGATTCATCTTGTTCATCAAGCTCTTTCTGTGTGCAATGATATAGTTCTTTTATCAATACGAAATCACGATGTTCTTTCGTCATATTCTTTCAGTTCTTCAATGTTCTGATGAACTGATTGATGATTTCATTATTATTTGCTGGGTATTTTGATTTTATCGATTTCAGCAAGTATTTTGTTGTAATCATCTATTGAAAGCTTTGAAATCTGTTCTTCATTCAGATTTGTCATTGCTTTCACAAGATAATCATTTGCGTCTTGCACATTCGCAAGATTCAAATCAACTCATTCTGAAACAGAATTTGAATTCGCTTTTACATCTTTGAAAAGAATTTTCTGAAATTCCTTATCAATTCATCTTGTATATGTTGAAGCAAATGTGATTTCAATTTCTGTGTTTTCAATTTTTACTTTCATTTTCTCTTGTGATTAAAGAATAAATAGAATCTCTTGTTTTGAATTCGGCGACTACACGGCACAAGAGAAAGAAAGCCAGCAGTCGCCGTTTGTATTAGTATCAAGCAGAATTTCAGTTGATAAGAACAACTTCAATTGTTGCTCAATCTGTATTTGAATATTGTCAAGTGAATCACATTGTCTGTTTTACGATTTCATTATTTGCGTCTGTTTTCGTCCAATCGTTCAATCAAACTTTGAACAAATCAACATACATCGCAGAAAAATCAGAAGCTGTTGAATTCTCTGCATAGAATCTGATTGCTTTCTTTGTGCTGTTCAAAGCATAATCACGAAGTGTCGTATCATCAAACAAAGCTTCAAAATCTCATTCAACACCGAACTGTTGATTGTATAAAGCTTCGATGTCTGTGCTTCCGAAACATTGAATATCAGTCAGATTTTTATTCACTGCAACTCTGAAATTTTGCATACATTGTTCAGTTGCACCGTTCAATTCTGATTCAGAATCTGCAAATTTTACTCAACACATTGAAGCCGTGAAAGCTGGCTCATCTGAATATGCTGGTGTTGGCTCTGTTCATTCTGCGTATGGTTGCATTTGCTTTCATTGAAATTCTGCACTGAATTTCATATAGTCTCAAACTTCACAACTCAATTCGAATGTATTTATCATTGAGAATGGTGCATAAGATGAAGCTGTTGGGTCAATATCGCAAATTGTAGCACTTGGGTGTGTGTTGCTGTTCAATCTACTGAACAAATGAACATAGAATGAATTTTCTTCTGTTGCTGACAAAGTCCACGTTCAATTTGTGATTGTTCAAGCTGAAACTTCTCAATCGAAGCAATAATAAGTTGTGCTTCCGATTGTGAGAATTTTTCTCAATGTTCATCAAGAAACTGTATCTCATCTTGCAGGTGTTCATCAAGAAACTGTTCACTTGAAAGCTTTCAATTGTGTGTATTCTCACAATGCAAGTCTCAATAAATATCAAATTGAATCATTTTTCACGATTCATTCAAGATTCAATCAAGAAAAGTTTTTCGTTGTGAAAGAATCATATACTTCATCAATTACACCATATCAAGAATCATCTGTTGCTGATTCTGTTGTTGGATTGAGAACTCACGCTGTTTTTGGCAACCATACTACTGGCTGAACAGCTGTTCATCTTGTTGTTTCGATTCAAAGTCATATTGCTGACTTTCTTCCGATAAATGCGTCTGACATTTTGATAATTGATTATTGAATAAAATTAGTCAATAGATTTGTCTTTGTATTCCGTCATCGCTTTGACTTTCTTGTATGCTTCTTCAAGACTTTTTGCTTCTACAACAATTCAAAGCGTTGGGAAGTTGAATTTTCTTTCTTGTTTTGATTCAACATTTTTGATTTCTTCTTTTTCTGGGCAGTTTTTACATTTTCTCGCCATTTTGATGTTGATTAAAGAATAAACTAATTGTCAACTGATGTGAATTTGCACGTGATTTCGAATACACGCAATGGCTCTTGTGTATCTGTGAATCACCATTCATAATCGAATTCGCATTTCACAGTCTTTCAGTTGCTATTATTCCAAGTAATTGTTCAGATTTGTTTCAACTTTTGAAGCACCATATCAGCAACTATTCTCATATTGTCTTCAATATCTGAATAGTCCTTTTGTGTTCTGTCGAAAAGTCTGACAGTATAGTTGATTTGATTTTCAAACGAACAACTATCAAGAAGACTGACTGCTCAATTGCTTGGTGTAATAACTATCGCTGGCAGACTGATTCAATTCTCGACTTTGATGTCGTGATTGAAAACAGCTCAAAGCTTCAAATCTTCATCTTTGATTTGATTCATATATTGATATATTGTGTCTCAAATTTCTTTGAAGCTGTAAGTTGTCATTTTCTATTTCAATTCTTTTGATAAATCATTATAGATGATGTTTTTGATTTCAGTCTTGTTTTCAGAATATCATCTTCGCAAGTATCTTTTCGTATGTGGGTTGAGATTATTCACATATTCACGAACTCTTGCATATTTGACATCACTTCAAACAATAACTGTTCATCTTTGAATAAAATCGAAATCTGCTCAAATGCTCTTTCTCAATGTTCATCATCTTCTTTTCTGATTGCTCGGTGTGTTTGGGTATTGCTCACGTCTTCGAACTGGTGCGTTTTGTTTTGCACTGTTCTGAATCAACAATCACACATCAACAAGAATCAGCTGAACAGCTGACGAAACATTGTCTCATAGTTTGAATAATTTGTTTCGGTCTCATTCAAGTTTGACGTCCATTAGTTTCAATTGCTTTCAATTATAAATGATTTGAAGAACTTTCTTTTTGTTCAATCTCGATGTTCTGTTCTATCTACAATATACACAACATCATCACAAACAACTTTGTCTCAAACATTCAGCTGTTTGTCTGAATATAGTTTTTTCATCTTCAAGAAATCAACTCATTCAATTCAATCTTTTGTATTCAATGGCTGTATGTTGCAAGCGAACAATGTTCACTCGTTTCAATATGATGAAACTCAATTCGCATTTCTCGAATATGAATACAATGTTGCTTTTTTATTGTAAAGAATTCACATCGTTTCTTTTATAGTGGCAAATTAAAGTTCTTGTATTTGTCAAGCAATGCTGTGAAACTGAAATATATATCATCAGATGTCATTGATGATGTTCAGCTTCAAGATTTGCTTCAAAACGTGATTTGTTCATCTCAAAGTCTGTATGATGAAAGTCAAACACCATATTCAGCTTTCATTGAATCTGGCAGTTCTGCACATCACAACATCATTTCAAGAAGTTTCAAATCATCTGGTATTGTTTCAAATCAAGCTGTATATTCGATTTCAAGCATTCACCAGTCATTCAATTGCAGTTTCTTGAAAATTGCACGTCTGTCATAAATTATCAAATAATCAGTTCACTTTGTTCATTCATACGCAGTTCAATTCATTTTGTCTATACTTGCGACTGGCTTGTTTTTCAAATAGAATTCAAGTCATCTCGCAGTATCAAAGATTCATCTTGATTCGATTGTTTGCTTGAATGTTCATTTTGCAAAATCATCAACTCAACAAAGATGATTCAATTTTGAATTTGCTGTTTTCAAAATACTTGTCAAAAGTGTGTCTTGACTTGTATCTGAAACGTCTATTCATAGATATGATTTGAATTCTGCAAGTGTTGAATACATTGTGATTTGATTCTTGATAAATTATTTCTTTTTGCTGACTTTCTTTTCAGCTTTTTCTTCTTTTGCTTCTTCTTGAACTTCTTCTCGATGATTTCAATATGCTCTTAATAAATAATCAGCCATTGATTCATCGAATTCGTGTTTTTCTCATTTCTTCACAGAAACTCAATCAACAACTTCATCTTCAAGAATTGCTTTCAATATTTTCTTCTTCATTTGATGAATAGATATGAAATAAATTCTTCGGAAGAACGACACGAAGCCGTTCTTCCATTGAATATATATTGACTAAACTGTTGCGTTCACTCAAAGTCAAACTGTCTTTCAAAGTCCAGCTTTTGAATTCACGATTGCAAATCAGAACTCAAATGTTGCAACGATGTTCACACCTTTTCAAAGAACACGTCCAACTTCAATTTGAAGTGGCTTTCAGAATCAATATTGAACAGCTGGCTTGTATATACAAGCGAAACTTCCTTTTGTATTATTGGCAGCAGTTCAAGAAACAACTCCTGTTGTATCTGTCAAAGCTGGGAAGTATTTTGAAACTAATACGTCAATATTCCAGATTTTAGCAAGAACACCAGCTGATATTGTTGCGTTTGGTCCGAACTTATCAATTGTAATTAGTTCAGAAAGTTGCAATGTTTTGTTGTAAACATTTGCTGGCTCGATGAACAATAAATTGTTCAACTCACCTTGATATCTTTCATCAAGAACATTCTTCACTTCAAGATATTGTCCAGCAGTGATTGTTCAAACTGAAACGGCTGTATTTGCAATTCCGACTTTTCTGATTCCATTTGTTCACTGTGTGAAATATGGTGCACCAGTATATGTTCAGTTGATGTTTCAACTTGCAGAAGCAGTGTCATCAGCATTGATGATGAAAGCGTCGATTGTTTCACCGGCTGCTCTGTTGATTCTTTCTCTGATTATTGCTTCAAGTCTGTCTGTTGCATAAGTCAATTCTCTGTCAGATACAGAAACAGTTGTGATGAACTGTCATTGACTAATTACAACTGAATCAGTCATTGGTCCGTTGTTTGCTGGTGTAATACTTCCTGCACCAGTAGTCCATTCAGAATTTCATTGAAACAAGTTTGCTTCTCCGATTACAGGAACTTTTTCTGAAATCGCCATATTGTTTCAGTGATTTCAAGGAAGCAATGGCAATAATCTTGAATAGTTTCAAAGCATATCAAGTAAAGGGTCAGCAAGAACATTTGTAGGAATAAGTTCTTGTCAGAAATTTGTTGCACCAGTGTTCATCACTTCGTTGGCTTTTTGTTCTTCAACGACTTCTTCTTTTGCAACAACTTCTTCTTCTTTTATCTCGAATCAAGCTTGTTTTTTAGCTTCGAGAACGATGTCTTTTAGTTTCATTTGTAAAAACGATTAAAGAATAAATATTTTATAAAGATTTGATGATTGACGCAATGTCAAAGTATCATCATTTTTTCAGTGGTCTCTTATATTGAAGTCCACTATTGACTGGTGTGTTTTTCACAGCAGTCGCCATTCTATCAATAGTTTCGACTGATTCAGCGAAAAGCTTTGTCATTGTCTCAACTTTTGATTCAAGCGATTTGATTTTTTCATCTTTTTCTGCAAGTTTCTCATCAAATGATTTTTGAAGCATTGCAAATTCAGATTTGAAATCGAATTGCTTTTGTGATTCAGTTTCAATTGATTTCGTTTCAACGACTTCGTCATTGTGTGTTTCAACAACTTCTTCATCGTTCGCTTGTGTTTCAACAGCGTTTTCAGAATCTTCTTCAACTGATTCTTCATCTATTTCAGAATTTTCATCTGCTTCTTGATTATCAGAAGAATCGTCATCAGAAACAATTTCTTCTTCGTTGCTTTCATCAGCTTTCTCGTTTTCTTCTTCGCTCATCTCTTTTGTTTCAACTTCTTCGTTTGGGTGTTCTTCTTCAACTGATTCAGATTCATCAGTTTTTTCTTCTTCTTGAACATCTGTTCATTCTTCAACTTGTTCTTCGCTCTGTTCATTTTCGCTTCAATCTTCAACTGACTTTTCTTCATCATTTTCAACAACTTTTTCTTCTTCAACTGTTTCAACTTCTTCAACTTTTTCTTCTTCAACATTATCAGCAACTTCTTCATCAGATTTTTCTTCTTCTGATTCTTCTACTTCAAGCGAATCTTCAATTGATTTTGAAAGTGCGTATGGGTTCATCGGAACTGAAACAACACTGATTTCATATAGTTCAAGGTCTTTGATGATGTTTGTCATATCGTATGTTCAATCTGGAAGTTCACGAACATCTGTTTCATAATCTTTGATTGAATATCAGATTGAGAATGCACGAAGCACTCAATTTTTTATCAAATCAATCACTCAATCAGTGTTCTGTGAAATCTTCGCTTTGATAAACAATCAATTGTCATCAATATCAGCTTCTTCAACAATTCCGATTGGCTTGTCTGTTTTGTGTTGCAAAAGCACAATTGGGTTTGTCATATATCTTTCAAGTGCTGATTGAAAAGCTTTCGGCTCGACGATGTCTCATCATCTGTCTTTGTCTTTCGTGGAAGCATATCACGAAAT